TTTTTACCCGAATTTTAGCGGTTTTTTGCTCTAGCTTTTTTTGGTTTGTTGTTGATTAATGTTGCTTACGAGTTAAAACGGATTAAAAAGCAGCTATTTTTTGTAAAGCAGTACCCCTAACATAAAAAGCGGATATAATAAAAACTATGAAACATAAAATACACCCCGACTTAGATAATTTAAAAACCGATATTAACGAATTAAAGCACCTAGAAGATAATCCACGCGTCGGTGACGTAGACGCGGTAGCTAGAAGTTATGATGAGTTTGGCCAACGTAAACCTATAGTAGCTACTAGCGACGGAACGGTAATAGGCGGTAACCACCAACTAGCCGCCGCTAGAAAATTAGGGTGGACACATATAGCCGTTATAGTTACCGACGACGACGAACTTACTGCTAAAGCTTTTGCGCTAGCCGATAACCGTACTAGCGACTTAGGTAGTTACGATAACGATTTATTAAGCGAAATGTTAGCGGCCGTTAGTAGTGACCCTAAGTTATTAGCGGCTACTAGTTTTAAAGAAGAAGATTTATTAAATTTAAGCTTTGATCCTGCAACCGAAGAAGAAAAAAGAGATTTTATTACTGAATTTGGCGCGCCACCGTTTACTACTTTAGATACCCGGCAAGGATATTGGCAAAATAGAAAACGCGAGTGGATAGATTTTGGAATTAAAAGTGAATTAGGTAGAGAAGAAGATTTATTATTTGCTATTAGGCCGGGACAATATAACGCTAAGCCAAGTGAAATTAGTAATACGAGCGTATTTGACCCGGTATTATGCGAACTAATGTATAAATGGTTTAGTAGTCCGGGCGCCGATATATTAGACCCTTTCGCTGGTGGTAGCGTACGCGGTATAGTAGCTAGCGTATTAGGACGTAATTATACCGGTATAGATTTAGCAGCCGACCAAATTAAAGAAAATAAAAAGCAAGCTAAGGCCGTATTAAAAGAAAATATACCTAATTGGATAGTAGGCGATAGTACTAACGTACTAGATTTAGCCGATAAAAAAGAATATGATATGGTTTTTACGTGTCCACCGTACGGCTTTTTAGAAGTTTATAGCGATGACCCTAGCGATTTATCTAATATGAAAACCGAAGACTTTAATAAAGTTTATAGCGACATAATAAATAAAAGTTGCAGTTTATTAAAAGAAAATAGATTTGCCGGGATAGTAATTGGCGAATATAGAGATAAAAAAACGCACGGGTATGTAGATTTTGTCGGCACTACGGTGCAAGCTTTTAAAGACGCGGGTTTAGAATATTATAACGAATTCGTTTTGATCAACGTACCGGGTAGCGCGCCATTAAGGGCAGGCTCGTATTTTGATAAAGGCCGTAAAGTAGCTAAAACCCACCAAAATGTTTTAATATTTGTTAAAGGCGACTATAAAAAAGCTACCGAGTACTGCGGTCAAGTAGTAGGGGTAGACCTACAAAATGAAGTCGAATAATATAACGCTAGATAGCTATAAAGGTATTACGGTATTACGCGACGACTTATTAGTAGGCGGTACTAAAAGTCGTTTTTTACACTTACTTTTAGACCCTAATAAAGACGGTTACGTATACGCTAGTCCAGTTTATGGAGGCTTTCAAATAGCGTTAAGTGGCGTAGCTAAAGATTTAGATAAAAGCGCAGTAATATTTACGCCGGGTAGAAAAATAAAACATTATAACACTTTAAAAGCAGCTAATTTAGGCGGGGTTATAAAAGAAATTAAACCCGGTTATTTAAGCGTTATCCAAAAACGCGCTAAAGATTTCGTAAAAGATAATCCTAACTTGCAATATTTAGAATTTGGCGCTAATTACCCGGACGCTATTAGATTAATAGCCGCCACTATGAAAACTATAACTAGTAGATTAGGTAAAGAGCCTAGCGAGATTTATTGCGCAGTAGGTAGCGGTACTTTAGTTAAAGGTATTTTAAAGGGTACTAAAACTGCTATAGTTACCGGCGTAGTAGTAGGTAAAGAATTTAATTTAATACACGATAGATTAAAGTTGATTAAATATCCTAAGGGGTTTGACTACCTTAGTAAATATAAAGCGCCATTTCAATCTATGCCTAACTATGATTTAAAAGCTTTAGAGGTATGTATGCAATTAAAAAAGTCTAACGACGTATTATTTTGGAACGTTTATTAAGGAAGTAGGATTATAAAGTATGAGTAAACGCGGTAGAATACCTAAGCAAAACGAATTAAAAACAGGCCATAGGGATAATAATATTCAAGTTTTACGCGGCGGTGCAGAATTTCCTAAACCTATAGCAAAACACCAATGGTTAGCAGCTACTAAACGTAATTGGAAAAATTATTGGAATAGCGAGCTAAGTAGTACGGCGCAGCCGGTAGATTTACCTGCGTTTTATAGGTTATTTCAATTTTATGATGAGGTAGAACGCGCTAATCGTTTAGTTTTAAAAATGGGTAATAAAGGTTTATTAAGCGTAGGTAGTCAAGGCCAACCTAAAGTTAACCCGCTTATAGATTTAACTATAAAATTAGAAAGCAGTATTTTAAAATTAGAGCAAGAGTTAGGCTTAACACCGCTAGCTAGACAACGTTTAGGGATTGCTTTTGGCGAAGCGCAAATAGGCTTTAAGCAATTACAAGAATTTTTAAAAGAAGACGAAATAGAAACCGTTGATCCTCGACTTTTACTTGACCAACTAGAAGAAGAATAATGCCGCCGTTAGATAATAAGTCCGGCGAAGATTTAGTCCAATGTAAAGAGTGCGGGGACTACTTTTACTCTTTTAACTTTAAATTAAAATTATGTTTTTGGTGCGATATGAGATTAGAGGAAGAATAGTGAAAAAAGAATTACCTAAAACTAAAGGCGCGCGCGTAGTTAAGTTTATTGAAAAATTTTGTGTACACGGCGAGGGCGACTTTTTTGGCGAGCCGTTTAAGTTAGATAATTGGCAAAAAGCAATTATTTATGATTTATACGAAATAAATGATGATAATAGTAGGCGTTACCGGGAGGCCTTAATCGGACTTCCGAAAGGAAACGGAAAAACTGCTTTAGCAGCCGCTATCGGTTTATACGAGTTACTCGGTAGCGGGGTTACTAGCCCGTTAGTAGCAGTAGCAGCAGCTAGTTATGAGCAAGCTAACTTAGTTTTTGGAACTATGAAAATAATGTGTGAGGAAAGTCCGTTTTTAAAAGATATGGTCGATACTTTTGAAAATGAAATACAAGTTAAAAATAGTCCGGGTAGGGCTTACCGGGTTGCTGCTAAGGCAGGTACTGCCGACGGTGGACGTAATAGTTGCTTAATAGCAGACGAAATACACGAGTGGGCGAACATTAATCAAGAACGAGTACATTATGTACTTAGTAATAACACCGCTAAGCGTAAAGACGGTTTAGTACTTAATATAACTACCGCCGGTTATAACTTAGATAGCCTAGCAGGTAGGTTATACCAACGCGGACTTAAAAAAGAAACCGGCGAAAGCGACGACCCGGAGTTTTATTTTAAATGGATAGGCGCTAAAGAGGGCGATAATTACGAAGATAAAAAGCTTTGGACGGATGTAAACCCGGCTATTAAAAACGATTGGTGGCCGTTAGAAAACCTTAACCGTAGATTTAAAAGCTTACCGTTACACGAATTTCAACGTTATCACTTAAACCAATGGACGCGTACTGAAGAAGAAAGTTGGCTACCGCCTAATACGTGGGACGACTGTTTTAGCGAATTTAATTTTGATCAAGACGCTGAAACTTATGTAGGCGTAGATATGGCGCTACATCACGATAGCGTAGCTATAGTACACGGCCAAAAAAACAAAGAGGGTAAAATAGTTTTAGACGCTAAGATTTGGCACCCGGACGATTACGACGTTATGGATATTCAAGAAATAGAAACCTATATTTTAGAGTTATGTAAAACCTATAACGTAAAAGAAGTAGCGTACGACCCGGCTTTTTTTGAACGTAGCGCGCAGGTTTTATTAGATAATGGCGTTCCTATGGTTAACTTTCCGCAAAGCCACGCGCGTATGGTACCGGCTTGTGGAAACGCTTATGAATTAATAGTTAATAAAAGAGTTATACATAAAGCAACGGCTACGTTTACGGATCAAGTTTTATCGGCCGCGCAAAAAGTTACCGATAGCGGTTGGCGTTTATCTAAAGGAAGAAGTAAAAGAAAAATAGACGGCGCAATAGCTATGGTAATAATGTTAGACAGGATAACGGCGCCGGTAGTTGATGACGAGCCGCCGGTCGCTATAATAAATTTATGATTAATAAAAATAATATGACAACATTAATAGAAGTAACGGGCGCCGGCCTTATAATTTACGGTGTATATACGTTTAGTATCGGCCTAGCTTTAATAGTCGCCGGTAGTTTTTTTATAGTAGGAAGTTATTTAATTAGTAGATGAGTTTTTTTAATCGTGAAACAAGGGACGCAGCTTTAGGCAATCTAGCCGACTTACTTAATTTAAGAGAGGGCGGCCTATATAATTACACGGGCGAAAAAGTAAACGAGCTAAGCGCGTTAGGTATAAGTTCCGTATTAAGCGCTATATCATTAATAGCCGATAGTATTTCTATTTTACCAATTAAAACTATTAGATACGACGGCGATAAAAAAGTTTATACCGAAAAACCTAAAATATTTGAAAAGCCTAACGTAAACCAAACTATTTTTGAAGTTACACACCAAATTATTACTAGCTTATTAATGCACGGTAATAGTTTCGTTTTAATAGATAAAGATAGACAGGGCAGGCCTATAGCTATGACGCCAATACATACCGACCGCGTAGTAGTAGAAATGAAAGGCGGTATTAAAACTTATACTATAGGTACTAAAGCTAATAAAAGAGTTTTAACCGACGATAATATCTTACACTTTAAATGGTTTAGCTATCCGGGACAATTAGTAGGCGTTAGTCCGTTAAGGGTTAACGGTAATACTTACGGTTTAGCTTTAGCTATGGAAAGACACATAAGCCAATTTTATGGACAGGGCGGAACGCCTAGCAGTATTTTAGAAACCGATAGGGATTTAACTAGCGAGCAAGCTAAGTTTTTGCAAGAAAATTGGACGCTTAATCATAATAGAAATAGAAAACCGGCCGTACTTACTGGCGGTTTAAAATGGAAATCTATTAGCGCAGGCGCAGGCGATGAATTAATAGCGGCTAGAGAACAAATAGTTAATGAAGTAGCGCGTATATTTAGGGTACCGGCTCATTTAATAAATAGTAAAGACGGCTCTAATGTTTATAGCAATATTGAAAGTAACGGGTTAGCTTTTATTAGGCACACGTTATTACCGTATATTAGACGCATAGAAGACGGGTTAACTACTTTATTACCGGGTAGGCAATTAGTAAAACTAGATACCGAAGAATACGCACGTGGCGATATGTTTAGTAGAGTTAAAACTTACCAAACTGCAATATCTAGCGGATTAATGACACCTAACGAAGCTAGAAGTAGATTAGATTTAGAGCCTTACGAAAACGGCGATAACTTTTACTTAGGTTTACAGGGCGCGCCGGTTGATCCTGCTATCGCACCGTTAGGTAATGACGAACATAACCCTAATATAGATTTACTAAACCCGGAAGAAAATAATGATTAGTGAAAGCTTTACTATAGCACCCGATACGGCTACTAAAATATTAGATAGCCAAAACTTTGAGCAACATATTTATATTCATAATAACCACTCCAATAAAATGTATGTAGGCGGAAGTAACGTAACGGCTATTAACGGTTTACACTTAGATAATGGCGAGATGTTAGAAATAAGAATACCGCAAGATAATGAACTATACGCTATAAGCGAAAGTAGTTCGGGTGGTATATCAGTTGTTAGACCTAGATAATGCCTTATTATATTTCAATGGAACACCCGGATTGTAAAGGTGGCCACGCAGTAGTAAAAGAGGAAAACGACGAATTAATTACCTGCCACAAAACACACGAAGACGCTGAAAAACACTTAACCGCACTTAATATAGCTATGGCCGAAGAAGAAAAAAGCGTTGATCAAGATTTAGAAACCCGCCAAGTAGATTTAACCGCACCGGCTTTTATGAAAAAAAATATGCAACGCGGTTTAGATAATCTAAATAGAGCCGGCGACGGTTTAACACCTAAAACTATACGCGACGCTAGAAGTATCGTTAGTAGCGGTAAAGTTAGTCCGGCTAAAGTTAAACTAATGTACGCTTGGCACCAAAGACATTTAAGCGACTTAAAAAGAGAAAAAAGTAATCCTAACGATAGCGATACGTGGCGCGCTAGCGACGTGGCTTTTTTATTATGGGGTAGTAATCCGTGGACGGCGCCTACGCAAGCAGGCGATTGGGCTAAAAGAAAACTTGATCAAATAGAAAAAGAGGGCAGGGTATCTAATATTTATGACATAAGGGATAAGGCTATGTCAACCACCATTAATATATTAAATAATAAGGTTAGGATAAATAACGTGAATAAAGAAACTGAAAATCGTAGCTTTGGTTTAGCTAACGTAGAAATAAGAGAAAAAAACGAGGGCGAATTAACTTATAACTTTAGTGGTTATGCAAGCGTATTTAATAAGCCTTACGCAGTTAGAGATAGTAAAGGGTCATATACCGAAACCATTAAACCCGGCGCTTTTAAAAAGACTTTACAAGAACAAGATGACGTTAGGTTTTTAATTAACCACGACGGCATACCTCTCGCACGTAGTAGTAGCGGTACTTTAAAACTTGAAGAAGATGATTATGGACTTTTTGTCGAGTGTGAACTTGATCCGTCAAACCCTAAAGTTGCTGAAGTAGCTAGCGCTATGAAACGTGGCGACCTTAACGAAATGTCTTTTGCTTTTGCAGCAGTACGCGATGATTTTGACGGCGAAAAAAGAGATGTTCAAGAAGTTAGATTATTTGACGTTAGCGTAGTAACTTACCCGGCAAATAGTTATGCCGGCGCTACTTTAAGGGGTATTGATATTTCCGAAAACCTTAAAGAATTAGTCGAAAGCCGTAACGGGCAAAAAGCAGTTGAAGTTTTAGAGCAAATAATATCCGAGTTAGATAAAAGCAACGAAGAAGTTAAACGCTCTAAAAGTAACCCTAAATTAGAAGTCTTAAAAATTAAGATGAAAAAAGACGGGCTACTCTAAGACGTAACGCCGGGTACCTACCCACCTTACGCATAAGTACAAGCAAAATTAATTACATAAAGGAATTAAATTGAAAAAATTAATTGAATTAAGGGATGCGAAAGCTGAAGAACTTAATGGTTTAGTTTCCGAAATGGACGAAATGGACGCAGGCGAAGAATTCGACGCTAAGTTAGAGCGATCTAACGCTTTAGTTTCCGAAATTAAAGAACTAGACGAAAAAATTAAGAAAGACGCTGATATGCGTAATACCCTTAAAGAAGTTGAAGAAAGCAGAAAATCTTTAAATATCAAAGATGAAGACATTTCCGAAACTCGTATGGAAGTTAAAGAGCCTGATATGTATCGCAAAGGTGGGGAAAACTCATTTTTTGCTGATATGTACCAAGCAAAATTTAACTCTAACTACGACGCTCAAAAAAGATTAGCTGACCACCAAGAATTCTCAAAAAGAGATGTTGGTACCGGCGCTTTTACAGGATTAGTCGTTCCTCAATACCTCGTTGAAGATTATGCACCGCTTGCAAGAGCCGGCGCTAATTTTTATAACGCAGTACCAAAAAGAGATTTACCGGCTTTTGGAAATAAAGTAGAAATATCAAGAATTACTACCGGGTCTGCTGCTGCTGAACAAGCAAGCGAAAACTCTGCAGTTCAAGAAACTAATATGGACGATACATTATTAACCGTTAACGTTGATACTATCGCCGGACAACAAGATGTTTCTAAGCAAGCACTCGATAGAGGTGGACAACCAGGATTTAATCTTGAAGACATTATCTTTCAAGATTTAGCTGCTGCTTACTACACAAAACTTGATAACTTACTATTAAACGGTTCCGGTTCTTCCGGGCAACCGTTAGGCCTAACTTCTGTTTCCGGAGTTAATTCCGTAACATATACAGACGCTAGTCCTACCGTAGCCGAGCTAACACCTAAGTTGGCAGACGCTATACAGCAAGTAAATTCAAATAGGTTTGCACCTGCTACCGCAATAATTATGCACCCTAGAAGATGGGGTTTCATAACTGCGGGAGTAGATAGCTCTAATAGACCGTTAATACTACCTGCTGGCAACGCACCGCAAAACGCTATTGGCGTAGGCGACGCTGCTAAGTACGGCGTAGTTGGTCAAATATTAGGTATACCGGTTATTACCGACGCTAATGTTGCAACTAACTTTGGTACAGGTACTAACGAAGACGAAATCTATATCGTTAGAGCCGAAGACCATATTTTATTCGAGCAAGATGTATTTACAGCTAAGTTTGAAGAAACTAACGCAGGATCACTTACTACTAAGTTAGTGGTTTACGGTTATGTAGCTTTTGCTAGCGGTAGATACCCTGCCGGAATTTCCGTTATTGGCGGAACAGGATTGGTAACACCAACCTTTTAATTAAATTAGTTTTAGTACGTCGGGCAACCGACGTACTAGAACTTTAAGGAAAGTTTATGAGTAAAGAAAAAATTGAAGCTTTAAAAAAAGAATTAAAACACTACGAGATTTATAAAAAAGCAGATAGAGCCGAACTAGTTAAAAAAGAAATTGAAAAACTTGGCGGTAAAATAGAAAATAAGTCTGCTAAACCTAAAGCTGAAAAAAAAGTCGTAAAAAGCAAGTAGGCCTAAGTTATGGCTATTACTAACGGGTATATAACCCAGAACGACCTTAAAGCTTTTGTCGGTATACCTACTAGTGATACCGCCGACGATGATTTACTAGATAACGCTATTAATGGCGCTAGTAGACAAATAGACGCTTTTTGCGGACGCAAGTTTTATGCCGACGGATCAACTAGCGCAAGAGAATATTTTACGAACGATTACTTTAGATTAGCCGTCGATGATATATCAACCTCTACCGGCCTAGTAGTTAAATACGACGACGATGACGACGGCGTATATGAAGTTACAGTACCTAGTAACGAATATAAATTACTTCCAATTAACGGAGTAGTAGGCGGTATAGAGGGTAGTCCTTATTACATTATTCAATTAAATAGTAACGGTAGTTATGAGTGGCCTATAAGCGATACTAGTAATAGACCGTACGCTGAAATTACGGCTAATTGGGGCTACGCTACTACACCCGAGCCAATTAAATATGCTTGTAAAATGTTAGCTAGCGAATTATTTGCTATGCGTAACGCACCTTTAGGGGTAGCCGGTGTAGGCGACTTTGGGGTAGTTAACGTGCAGCAAAATAGAGAAGTAACGCGTTTACTTTTACCATTTCGTAAAGCTAGCGTTTTAGGTATTGCATAGTGGCTAGTTTACAAGAAGTCCGGGACGGTATTAAAACTACCTTAGAAAATAATATTGACGGTTTAAGGGTTTATGACGTAGTACCGGATTACGCTATTAACTTTCCGGTAGCAATAGTACTCCCGGTAAATATAAATTTTAATGTAGCTATGCAACGCGGTACGGATCAATATACTTTTGATATTTTAGTGGCCGTAGAGCGAGGTAATAGCCGTACGGCGCAAGATAAATTAGACGCTTATATAACAGGGCAGGGTAGTAGTTCATTAAGGCAAGCTATATTTAATAATAGAACGTTAGGCCTAGATAACACCGACGCGAACGTTACCGGAGTTAGTAATTACGCAGCAGACGTAAATTTAAACGGTATAGACGCAATCGGTGCAAATATAAGCCTAGAAGTATTTACTAAAGGAACAAGTTAAATGCCTAAATTTAAAATAATAGGAACTAAAAAAATTGACGGTAAAAAACCGGGTAGCACTATAAACATAGACGACTTAAATAAAATTATTACCTTAACTAAAGCCGGGCATATTGCAGCTATAGATAAAAAAGAAAATTTAAAAAAAGTAGAAAAAGTTTTTGATCAAGATAAAAAGAAAAAAGATGAGGTTAAATAATGGCTAAATATGTTTTTACGGACGGTAAATTATTTTTAGGCGGCTACGACTTTAGTAGTCATACTAACGCGGTTACTTTAGACGTTACAGTAGACGAGCAAGAAGTAACTACTTTACAAAGCGGTGGTTTTAAAGAAAGAATAGGCGGGCTAAAGGATAGCAGTTTATCTATAGACGGTTTTTTTGAGGCCGGTAGTGAAAAACCGGACGCTTTATTAGGCGCTAACGTAGGTAACGAAATTATTTGCACCATAGTTCCAGACGCCGGAGTAGGTAATACCGCATACTTTTTAAAGTCTAAATTATTTAGCTATACGATATTAGGGGCTATAGGCGAAGTAGCACCGTTTAGTTTATCTAAAGCTAATAGCACCGATAAAGTCGTTAGGGGTACTATAGAAATAGATAGCGACATTACCGCGACAGGATCAAGCACCGGAATACAATTAGGCGCCGTATCATCAACCGAAAGCATATACGCGGCGATACATTGCACCGGCGTAAGCGGTACGAGTACCCCTACTATTACGTTCGTATTAGAAAGCGATGATAACGCTAGCTTTACTAGTGCTACTACTAGAGCTACATTTACGGATATAACCGCTATAGCTAGCGAAATAAAAAAAGTTAGCGGGGCTATAACCGACGATTATTGGCGACTTTCTTATACCGTAACCGGTACTACTCCTAGTTTTAGTATTCACGCTACGATTGGTATAGAGTAAGCACTTCAACCGGCTATTTTCTGCCGTTCTGACGCGTTTATAATTCACGGCTTTACAAGTTACCGTACTTATAAAATAAATATTAAAATTATAATTTTATTTATTTTAAAAAGACTTTATATAAAATTTAATATATAATTCTTAAAACTCTTTTTGAGTATACGTATAAAAGCCGGGTTTAATTACCCGGCTTTATCTTATGTCATATTACGCAAATCTTGATCAACGCGACTTAAAATTTAATTATTAAGTAAAGGAGTTAAATTGGCAAAGTTTGTATTAACTGACGCTAGCGTAACTATTAACAGCGTGGATTTAAGCGACCACGTTGCTAGTGTTACTTTAGATATTACGGCTGATGAGGTTGAAGAAACTGCGTTCGGTCAAACTTTTAAAAGTAGATTAGGTGGATTAAAAGACGGTACATTAAGTATTGACTTTCAGCAAGATTTTGCAGCAAGCGAAGTCGACGCTACATTATGGCCACTTTTAGGAACTGTTACTACTTTTGAAATTAAGGCTACTAGCGGCGCAGTATCTAGTACTAACCCTAAATATAGTGGTAGCGTATTAGTAAACCAACACCAACCCGTAGCTAACGGCGTAGGTGAATTAGCAAGTTTTTCTGTTAGTTTTCCAACTAGCGGAACTATAACTAGAGCGACTTCTTAGTATGTCCGCAATTCAAGGGTTACACCAACTCACGCTTGTAATTGAAGACGGTACTAAAAAGGAAGTAACGTTAAGGCCTATAGATTTTGTTGCGTTAGAGCGTAAATTCGGTCAAAGACCGGCAAGCGATCTTGAAAAGCTAAGTTTTGAGGAGTTAATGTATTTATGTTGGCACGCAAGCAAGCGTACCGGCGTTACAGATGATTTTGATAAATGGCTTAATACCGTAGCAAGTATAGACGGGATAGGTACCGATAACCCGGAGTAACAACCGGCTATTATTTAGACTTAATAGCCGAAGTTAGTTTGGCCGCCGGTCTTAATCCTATGGAAGTAGCGGAGTTACCGTTACCTATGTTTTTAGCGTTACAGCAAGCTTTACAAAAACGAGCGGAAGAATATAAAAATGGCTAAAAATATTTTTAAAACGACTAGCGATACGGGTATAGCCGTAGAGGGTTTAAATGATACTATTAGGGGTTTACGCGAGTTATCCGCAGGATCAGAAGTTAGAAAAGCTTTAAGGGTATTACATAAAGATATTTCAAAGCAAGTAGAAAACCGTACTCGTATTGAGGCTTTAAAGCAAAGTGTAAATGGTAGGCCTGCACCTAAAAGAACGCAGGGTGCTAAAGGTTACGTAGGCGGCGGTACCGACCGTAGCGCTTATTTAGATATTCGTAAAACTAATAAATTCGTACGTAACTTAGAATTTGGCCGCGATTATCAGTTTTTAAATTTTTATAGTAAAACGCAGGCTAAAGGTAGTAACGTTAGCGCTAATGCTACCGGTATATTTTATCCTGCTAATCAACTTAAAAGACGCGTTTATAAAAAGTGGGTCGGCAATAAATGGCGTAGTACAGGCGTTTTTCCGGAGGGTGCAAAAATACACGGTTACGTAGCCGAGCCAACTATAGCTAAAGCCGTACCGAGTATAACCGAAGATTATAGCGACCGTATGTTTGAAACAGTAAAAAAAGCAATAAAGGAAAATAAATAATGGCCGAAAGTACTAAAACGTTAAGGTTTGAGTTTTTAGCCGATACTAAAAAGTTTTTAGGCAATATAGGGTCGGTAGGTAAAAAATTTGGCGACTTAGGTAGCGAAATGAAAGCTACCGGCGATACTATAAATAAAGTAGTAGCGGGTATAGGCGTAGCTGCAACTGCGGCCGCAGGAAAATCTTTATTAGCTTTTAGAGATTTTGAAACCGGTATGAACGAAGTATTTACTCTTTTACCGGGTACTAGCCAAGAAACTTTTGATCAAATTAATAAAGACGTTTTAAAGCTATCTAAAAGCATAGGTAAACTCCCGGAAGATGTTATCCCGGCTTTATATGACTCATTATCGGCAGGCGTACCGCCGGATAATGTTTTTGCTTTTTTAGAGGTTGCTAATAAATTAGCCGTAGGTGGTGCTACCGAATTAGGTATAGCGGTAGACGGTTTAACTACCGTAGTAAATGCTTTTGGTAGTGATGTAATTAGCGTAGGCGAGGCGTCCGATATTATCTTTACTGCCGTTAAGGGTGGTAAAACTACCGTAGAACAATTATCTAAAGCTATGTTCAACGTAGCACCGATTGCAGCGTCTATGGGTATAGAATTTGGTAACGTTACGGCTGCCGTAGCAACCTTAACCGCGTCCGGTACTCCTACTAGCGTAGCTATGACGCAAATTAGAGCCGCTTTATCCGAGTTAGCTAAACCTACTACGAAAATAAGTCAACTTTTTAAAGAGCTAACCGGTAAAAGCTTTGAAGAATTTATTGCGGGTGGCGGCGACTTAAAAGAGGGTTTTGACATAATTGCTGCCGGTGCTAAAGCTAGCGGTAAACCCCTAGCGGATTACGTAGGTTCGGTCGAGGCTCTCGGTGCTATTCAAACTTTAACCGGTAAAGGTAGCGAAAAATTTGCGTCGGAAATTTTAGCTGCTGAAAATGCAATAGGTGCAACCGACGCCGCTTTCGAACAGGGGTCGCAGGGTATAGGTTTAGTTTTAGAAAAATTAAAAGCAGCTTTTCAAGTATTACAAATAGAAATAGGCCAAAAATTAGCGCCGATACTTATAGACGCTATAGATAATATCCAAACACGTTTTGATCAAATTAGACCCGGCTTAGAAAACTTCGTAAAAAATGTTAAAAGCTTTTTTACTAGCGACGAGGTAGTTAATACTATAAATAAACTTAAAGACGCTTTTGCTACGTTACAAGAACGTTTAGCGCCGGTAGTAGATAAAATAATTACGTTTTTTAAAGCGAACCCTAAAGTAGCTTTTACGGGTTTAGCGGTCGTTATAGGCGGTATATTACTAGCTAGCGTAATAAGTCTTGCTAGTGCTTTTGCAGCCTTATTTAGTCCTATTACGCTCATAATAGGGGCTATAGCAGGGCTTGCTATGGGTTTTAGGTACGCATACGATAATTTTGAGGGTTTTAGAAATTTTATAGATAACGGTATAAACTTTCTTAAAAACTTATTTAGTAATTTTATAGCGTTTTTTAAAGGCGACGGTTTCCAAAATGCTATGAAAACAGGTTTTGATTTTGTTAAAACTCAATTTAATTTATTAGCTAACGTTTTTAAAGGGGTAGTAGATTTTATAAAAGCTTTATTTAGTGGCGACGTTAAAGGTGCAGTTGAGGCACTAAAAGGAATATTTACAAATTTATTATCTTTCTTTAAGAATAATTGGAATTTATTTGGAACTTTACGAGATGTATTTATAGGGGCTTTAACTAAAGCTAAGGATTTTATTTGGCCTAGATTAAAAGAATTTGGTAAAGGCTTTATCGAAACTATTACTACCGTATTAAAAACTAGTGCCGGCGTAGTACTAGAGGGCGTAAAGTTTGTATTTAATAAAGTTATAGATAAAATTAACGGCTTTATAAACGACTTAAATAGCGGGCTTGCTTTTAGCTTTTTTGGAATAGACATTGACCCACCGGATATACCTAACATACCTAAATTGGCCAAAGGTGGTATCGTAACTAAACCTACTGTCGCTATGATTGGCGAACAAGGTGCCGAAGCGGTAGTTCCGTTACCCTCGAGAGTTGGCGGGGGTATTGGCCTAGCGCCAACTATTAACTTAACCGTTAACGCAGGTTTAGGTACCGACGGCGCTGAAGTAGGCCGTATAATAGTCGAGCAAATAGAAAAATATAACAGACGTAATCTTAGGTTTGCATAATGGCCACGCCGCAAGTACGCGTACGTTTAGGTTTTACCCCGAATACTTTTACCTTAGACGATTTAGTTAGGGGTGTTTTAGATACCGGGCAGTTAGGTGGCGCGGTTACCTTAACCGACGTAACTAGCGACGTGCAAAACGTAGCTATAAGTCGTGGGCGATCTAAAGATTTAGATAGCTTTTTTACTGGTAGTTGCGCTATAAAGCTTTTAAATAATAGTCGTAAATATGAAAATACTAATACTAGCAGTCCTTATTATCCCGGTATAGAGCCGTTTATTATTATGCACGTAGACGCTACTACGGACGGCGGTAGTACATACGAAGACTTATTCGTAGGCTTTGTAGCAGACATTAATTTAACGTACCCGGATAGTAATAACTCTTTTGCTACGTTTATAGGTTTTGACGCTTTTATGAAAATTAATAATACCGAATTAGTTAATCAAAGTTTTTCTAGTACCGATAGCGGTACATTAATAAATAATATTTTAAGTAGTAGTACGGTTAAATTTAGCGCTGACCGTGATATAGAAACCGGTATTAGTACTATGCAAGCTTTAAGCGGTATATCCGATAATACGTTAAGCGTTTTGCAAACTATAGAGCGCAGCGAAAACGGACTTTTATTTATGTCTAAAAGCGGTAAATTAACGTTTAAAAATAGACATACTACTTTTCCGTCTATCGCGTCTATGACTTTTAGCGATGACGGTAGCGATATACCTTATACTAAAGTAGATTATAAAAACGACGATAACGAAATATATAATATTATAAACTTAACCCGTACGGGCGGTACTACGCAAACGCAAGAAGATACCGGGAGCCAACTTAAATATTTAATACGTACTTTAACGCGTACGGCTTTATTAAATGATAACGATACCGAAGTAAACGACGCTGCTTTATTTTTATTAGGTAAATATAAAAACGCTTTATTACGTTTTGATAATTTAGAAGTAAATTTAAAAGATATTAGTACCGGTAGTCAAAATAGTATTTTAGCTAGCGAAGTAGGGGATATAGTTTTAGTAGAGTTAACACCGCCGGGTAGTGGAACGCCTAGCCAATTAACTAGCTACGAAACTTTAGATAGTATTTCTTATAGTATCACACCCGATACTTTTAAAGTTACGTATCAATTAAGTAAAGCAGAGCAGCAGGCGTTTATGCGTTTAGATAATGCTTTATTTGGTCATTTAGACGAAGATAAGTTGGGTTATTAATGTCATATTGCGTTGATCAAGATTTAATAAGGATAATATAAAACTATGCCTAGTGGATTTAAAACGTTCGTTACCGGTGAAGTATTAACGGCTAGCGATGTAAATAATTATTTAATGGAACAAAGTATTTGCGTATTTGCGGACGCTACGGCACGCGACGCAGGTATTACTAGTCCGGAAAACGGACAATTCGTATTTTTAACAGGATCAAATACTTTACAATTTTATAACTCCGGCTGGACAAACTTTATAGGCGAGGGAGATATTACCGGAGTTACTGCAGGTACCGGTTTAAGTGGTGGCGGTACAAGTGGAGCCGTTACTTTAAATTTAGACGCTAATAGTTTATCTACTGCTACCGCAGTTAGTACCGATTACGTTGTAATAGAAGATGTAACAGATAACTCAACAAAAAAAGCTCTAATTAGCGACATTATAGAGCAGGGCGATATTACAGGCGTAACCGCAGGCGACGGACTTAGTGGCGGTGGTACTAGCGGTGACGTAACTTTAGCTTTAGATATAAACGGACAAAGTAGCGTTACACCTACTACTAGCGACGAATTAATAATTGCAGACGTTAGCGATAGTAATAACGTTAAAAAAATTACAATAGGCGATTTACCGTATGCCGATATTGGTTTGGTAATAGCTTTAGGATAAAGGGGATAAAATGGCTAATACGTTTAAAAATGGTTATTTAGACATAACTAGCTCGGCGCAAACTATTTACACTAATTCTTCCGGTGGTACCGCTATAGTACTTACTTTAAGAATTACTAACGTAGACGGTACTGCGGACGATACTATAACCGCCGATATTATTGACGGTACTAGCGGTAGCGCTAAAATTGCTCATACTATAACCGTACCGGCTGATAGCTCTATTGAGTTAGCGGGTACTTCTAAATTAGTTTTAGAAAACGGCGACAAAATAGACTTAACCGGCGGGGCGGCGTCAGGCGATCTAGAAGCTTTCATATCATATCTTGAAATAACATAAGGGGTTCGTATGACAAAATACGGTTATACGGGCAATATACCTACTCAATCTAACGGTAATAATACCGGCGTATTTTCAATTACCGAAATAAATAAATTAATAGAAAATGGACAATGGACTTTACAAACTTTAAACGTTGAATATTTAATCGTAGCCGGCGGTGGAGGTGGCGGTAGCGACCTCGGAGGCGGCGGCGGTGGTGGTGGCTACCGTAGTTCCTACCAAAGCGATAGTTATAGCGGTGGTGGAGCTAGCGTAGAAAGTGTAGTAAAAGTATATCCGGCTACTAATTACAACGTTACTATAGGTGGCGGTGGCGCCGGCGGTAGTGCGTCGGGCTATACACGAGGTGCTAGCGGATCAAATAGTTCATTTACTCATAAAGACGGTACCGTAACTTCACTTGGAGGTGGTGGAGGTGGTGCTTTTTCTAATAGTAACGGTATAACTGGTGGTTCAGGTGGTGGTGCTAGAGGTAATTATACGCCGGGAAGTGGAACTAGTGGTCAAGGTTTTGCCGGTGGTAATGATAGAGGTGGCGATAACGGTAACGGAGGCGGTGGTGCTGGCGCAGTAGGTATCGCAAACGGTGGCGCAGGTCAATATTCAACTATTACAGGTAGCTCAACTCCACGAGCCGGTGGCGGTGGCGGTGGTGGTGATTATGACGCACCAGCTACAGCAGGAGGCGTAGGCGGTGGTGCAAATGCTAATGCTGGAACTGGTACAGTTAATACTGGCGGTGGCGGTGGTGGTGGTGCAGTTAATTCGAGTGCCGGTGCAGGTGGTAGCGGAGTAGTAATACTTAGATATCCTAACACTTACACTATAAGCGTTGGCGCAGGCTTAACTGCTACAACAACGACAAGCGGTAGCGATAAAATAACTACTTTAACAGCAGGTAGCGGTAATATAAGTTTTTCATAATGAGTAAAAGTAACGAGTACGGATATGTAGGCAATAGTCCAACGCAAGCACAGGGCAATAATACGGGCGTTTTTGATGTAAACGATGTTACAGATTTATTAAATGCTGGTCAATGGACTTTAGAAACTTTAGATATAGAGTATTTAGTTATAGCCGGTGGTGGCGCCGGTGGTGGTAACTGCGGTGGTGGTGGCGGTGCCGGTGGTTATAGAAATTCTTATGCTAGCGAAAGTTCGGGTGCTAATAGTTCTACCGAAAGTATTAGTACTATAAATTTAGGCCAAACTTACACCGTAACAATTGGTAGTGGTGGTAGTGGTGGCTACGGTACTAACGGCACTAATGGATCAAATAGCGTTTTTAATACTATTACTTCTACCGGCGGTGGCGGTGGTGGGGGTATTAATACTAATAACGCGTCATTAAGAGTCGGTGCAACCGGTGGTTCAGGTGGCGGTGGCGGTGGTACCGGTGACGACGGTTCGGGTGTAGCTAGCGGTGGTTCCGGGACGGCTAATCAAGGTTTAAGCGGGGGTACTTCGGGAGTATCGCCGGCTAGTTGTATTCGTACCGGCGGTGGTGGTGGTGGTGCTACGGCAGCAGGTACTAACGCGTCCGGACAAACTGCGGGCGTCGGCGGTAATGGTTTAGCGTCATCTATTACAGGATCAAGCGTTACTAGAGCCGGCGGCGGTGGTGGTGGTAATACACGTTATACTATTTATAGTTGCGGTGCTGACCGACCCGGTGGTGCAGGTGGTACCGGCGGTGGTGGTGCCGGGAGTGGTACCGGTACGGGTACGGCGGGTACTACTAATACCGGCGGTGGCGGTGGTGCAGGTTTTTTTAATATAGGTACCGGCGGTAACGGTGGTAGTGGCGTAGTTATTTTACGTTATAGTAATACACGCAGTATTACTTTAGGCGCAGGCCTTACAGGATCAACAGTTACAGACGGTAGCGAAAAAGTAACCACTATAACGTCGGGTAGCGATACGGTTAGTTGGTCTTAGTGTATAATAAAAAAACGAAAGGAAAATTTTAAATGGCTCATTATGCTTTTATAGACGAAAATAATATAGTTACAGAAGTTATAACCGGTAAAGACGAAGACGATTTAGATACTTTACCTAATTCTTTTAGTAATTGGGAGGAATATTATTCAAGTTTAAGAGGTTATGCTACTTGTAAAAGAACTTCATATAATACTTTTGGTAATCAACATAATTTAGACGGTATAGCTTTTAGAGGTAATTACGCCGGTATAGGTTATATATATAATGAAGAAAATGACGTTTTTTACGCACCTCAACCATTTAATAGTTGGATATTAGATTTAGAAACTTGGCTTTGGGTAGCACCTTTACCTAGACCGCAAGAAACCGAAGAAGAATTAGCTAACGCTCAAATATACGTATGGGACGAAGATTTATACCAAAGCGATAATACTTTAGGTTGGGTTTTAAATAATCAATAAATGACCGAACTTCAAAAAATGCGGGCTATAGCTTTAGAGCGAGCCGGTAATAAATGCGAGTGGCCTAAATGCAATAATTTTGATCAAAAATTAGAAATGGCGCATATACACGGTATAGGTATGGGCGGCAATCCTACGCGTAAATTCGATATAAATAACGTAGCTATGTTATGTAAGTTACACCACGATATTTACGACGGCCGTACTATATCACTAGCAAAAAAAGAATATCGCATACTGTTAAAATCTTTTTTAGATTATGAACGACAATAATTACACGCAAAAGGAAATGACGGCCAAAATAATGCTTGATATAGAGAAAATTTTTAATAAGTTAGATGAACTCCAAAAAGATATAAATACTAGACCTACTAGAGCGGAAATATACGGTTGGATAATAGCCGGTATATCTATAGCTACTTTAGTTAACGTTTTAATGTAGTGAAAGCGCAAGTTAATTTATCTCAAATATTGCAAGGCGGTTTAGCAGCCTTAGTAGGTTGGCTTTTTAAAACCGTAAACGACTTGCAGCAATTAGCAGCCGTTTATCAAATTCAAATAGATAAATTAGAGCAAAATATAGTAGACCTAGCTATGCGCGAAAAAGAATTAAATAACGCCTTAACTGAAGTTTTAATTAAATTAGGCGGAAGTTAAATGCTAGATACCGCTAAAAAAACTATTGAAGATTGGTCTAAACCATTTATAGCTTGCTTGTTAGGTATGACTAGCGGTATAGATTTAACACCCGGCCATTTATTTATTGCTTTTAAAACGGCTAGTATTACTTTAATATTAGGTTTAGTAATAAATAAAATTAAAGGTTAAATAATGGACTTTTTTATAGTAATAGGAGTAATAATAGGTATTAACTATCTAAGTTGGTGGTTAATAAAACACGATAAAATATAATTATGGACTATATAGTAGGTTTTTTATTAGGTTATTTTTTAAAAGAAATTAGTACTTTTATTAAAAGAATAAGCGATCAAGATTGGTCTAACCGTAATTATTTTGATAAAGCTTATAAATGGCTAGATTTAGAAGAAGACGATTTACCTTAATAAATTATTTATATATAATAAAGTTAAGTATAAGCAACAAAAGGAAAAGAAATTTGACTAAAGTTGGGGTTTATACTCTCAAAATGCACTAAAAAGCCCGGTTTAATTACCGGGTTTTTTTTATTTATAAGCTTTTAATGTCTTAATTACCCGATATACTTAATTTAAGTAGTTAAACGAAAGGGTTGCGTATGACAAATATGTCTTTAGATGACTTTGCTTTAAGTAAAATAGATTATAAAAATAAAAGAAAATTCGAAAATAGATATCCAAAAGAAACCGAAATCATTATTAATTTATTAAAGCAAGCGCTAATTAAAAAAAATGAAACTAATTTAAGTGTTTATAGTTATAAAACTATAGCCGAATACTGCGTAGAAGTTTTAAATTATAAAATGGTACATAAAGAAACTTTACGTAAAGTTATTAGCCGTATAGCGCAAGATAACGGGTGCGAATTATGAATTTTGATGAGTTTATAAATACCCGTAAAGATATACCGGCTACTCACGGTAAAATGCCTAAACCTAGTCCTGATTGGGTGCCGGGAGTGGAAATGAACGGCGGTAAAGGTAGTATTACTACTAACGCTATACCTAAAGGTAATCCTAATTGGAACGAGTGGATAGACTTTTGGCTTGGCGACGGGGCTAGTAAAGACTTTTACGTTAGAGAAGACGAGCCGGTTAACTTTAGAACGTGGCAGGGTTGGGGCGAAAACGGTATTCAAAACTTTTACTATTTTAAAGCTAATATATACGCGCGTAAAAATTTAAAATATCAAGATAAAGAATTAAATAAACTTATAACGGCCGCTAAACGTAAAAAAGCCGTTGATCAAGATAAAAGTAAAAATAAAAAAGCTTTCGTTATATGTATGAGCGATTGGCAAGTCGGCAAAGAGGGTACGGAAAATATGTTAGATAGATATTATAAAGGCCTAGATAATATTGCCGTGCAAATAAAACACCTTAAACGTAAACACAAAGATTTAGATAAATTAATTATTGCGGGTTTAGGGGATTTAGTCGAGTCGTGTAGTGGCCACTACCCTATGCAAACTTTTACCACCGTTTTAGATGAACGGCAGCAAAAAACTTTAGCGCGTAAAATGTTATTAGACGCGTTTAATAGGTTTAGTAGCGACTTTAACGAGGTACTTGGGTTATGCGCCTTAGGAAATCACGGTGAAAAACGTATAGGTACTAAAGCTTATACTTCTTTCGGGGACAATAAAGACGGCGAGTTATTTGATGAGGTAGCGCAGGTTTTGGCGGCTGATCCTAGTAAAAAGCACGTTAAGTTTACTATACCGAGTAATAGCCTAGCTTATAGTATTGAAGTTTTACCGGGTACCGTTTTAACGCTAGCGCACGGCCACACAGCTAAACGCGGAACGACACCGGCCGCACGGGTAGAAAATTGGTTTAATAAAATGGCTAGTAAGCAAAGTAAAGGAGGGTTTTACGCTACTAATGTTTTATTAGTAGGCCACTACCACCACCATTGGAGTAAAGAAAACGAAAGGCTTATGTTAGGTTGCACGACTATTGACGACGGCAGCCAATGGTTTGAAGAAGGTGGCGGGGATAAAAGTTTACCCGGTATAACGACGCTAGTTTTACATAGCAATAAAGATTTAAGAAAATGGAGTGATATAGAAATATTATGAGTAGACGAGGAAGTAGTAAATGGTACGAGGAACATTGGAGCCACGCTTTAGGTAACGTAGAGGATTTAACCATTATTAATTTTAATGGCGAGGGTAGGGCTAAAGTAAATAAAGACGCTTTAGCTTGCTTTACATTATTAAATATGTGTTTAATAGACGACGATTATATAACGCATAAAAAAACTACGGGCGGTTATAACTTTAGGAAAATAGCTAATAGCGATAGGTATAGCTGCCACGCTTATGGTTTAGCCGTAGATATTAATTGGCAACTTAACCCGGTAACGCGCGACGGTAGTATTAAAACTAATTTTAAAGAAAGTACTATTAATAAAATTTTAAATATTAAAACCGCAGACGGTTTACCGGTATTTAGGTGGGGCGGTAACTATAACAGTTATAAAGACCCTATGCACTTTGAAATTTTTGTAACGCCGGAAGAATTACGTAAAGGTATTATACGAGAAAATTTTGATCAACGGGATTATATAAAGTTAGGCCTAAAGTCTAAACCACTACGTAAAGGCGATAAAGGTAACTCGGTTATCTATTTACAAGAGTTAATAAATGAAACTAAGGTACTTAATAAACCCTTAGTAGTAGACGGCGACTTTGGTAGTTTAACGCACGCAGCCGTTTTAATTTTTCAAAAAACAGCAGGGTTAATAGAGGACGGAATAGTAGGTGCTAATACCTACGCTAAGTTAGTGGAATTTAAAAATGCTAAGCTAGATAAAAAGAAAGGTAATAATGGCGAATATAAAATCCTCTAATTGGAAAAAATATTGGGGCTTTATGTTATCTAAAGCTTTTAGAACAGGTTTGCAAAGTGCAATATCTTTATACCTAGCTAATAGCACCGGAATAATAGACGCGGATATGGTGCAACTTTTAGGGGTTGCGTTTTTAAGTTCGTTTATTACTGTTATTCAGCACGCTTTAGAGCAATATAAACCAAAACAAACTTGGGATTAAAAATAGTTTTTAGTTAAACTAAAAAAATAGTGATAAATGCAGCCTAAGTAACAATCACTGCCTGAAAGAGCCGGGTCTTAAAAAAACCCGGCTTTTTTCTTTCTCAACATAGGCCAAATTTACGTTCTCTCGTATTTGGAATATAGGCCTAGCAGTAACAGGCCTAAGCGTTAAATATATAAAAATATTATGAGAAACTACGAAATAAGCTTTTATTTTTAAAATAATGTTATATAATTTGAGGGTTACTTAGGAGGTAAATTGAAATTAGTAAAAGTTACTAGTAAAGATACCCTAGCTATAGAGGGTCGTACCTATAGCGCTATAGATAAAGATAATAAACTACTACTTACGCATACGCTAGCTAGTACCGGTTTAGTACAGTTAACTAACTCGGTTATAGTTGATCCTGCCGACGTAGAAATACTTAAAGAAAAAGTTACTAATAGTATTAATACAAATACCGGGACTACTAAAGCTAAAGTTAAAGCCAACCCGTATGGACTTAGAAAAGACGTATTTAGTTTTGATTGCGACGCTTGTCGTAAAGAATATATTTATTGCGGCGAGGTGCATAATGTATAAAGTAGAGTTAGAGCGTAACCCTACCGTTATTACTAGTTATAAAAATTTAACTAAGGCCGGCGTAGTAGCTACGGTAGAAAATTCTATGTACGCCAATCAAATAACTTTAGATTATAAAAAAGAGTACGGCGATTTAAGATATACCGATTACTTTATACATAGGCCTACTAAAGACGCCATAGGCGTATTTACTAAAATGTATAACGCTAATTATGAGCCTTATTATTTTTTTAGCGGGCTTATTAAGGTAGGTATGCTAGCCGTTTACGATATGTATAACTTTAAGTACTTAGGCGAAATTAAAAGTATAGGCGATAAAACAGTTACTATTACCGCTTATAAAGGCCACGAATATAACGAGCGAGATTATAGATTAAACTTTTATACTTTTGCTATGTATAACGGCCAATATAATCTTGATAAATGGATAAAAGAAAACCGAGAAGTGAGTTATACGATATGAAAGTAAAAGATTTAAAAAAATTAGTTAAAGCTTTTGATCAAGTCGAAAACTTTGATTTTATAAAAGATTGTTGGACATATAACGAGTATTTATATTGGGGCGCTACGTTAACCGGTATAAATAAATTAGAGGAGGTAAAAAAGTGATAGAAACTTGGGACTTAGTTTATAAATGGGTTATGTTTTTAACCTTAGTAATAATACCGGGTATTTTGGTTTTTATGGCCGAAGATAAGAGCGACGACTTTTTAGATGTACCAGATTTTATTAAAGGCGATGAAAGGGATTTTTATGGCTATTAAAAAATTATTTTTATTAGGTAGTTATAAATTTTTATCGTATCTTAAAACTATTATTAACAGACTTATGTACTACTTTTTAGTAAAGCTAAATAGTAATTATAAGAGGGTAGAAGTAAAAAGTATAAAGTGGAAAAAACGAGGTAAATAATGAATAAAGAGCAATTAATATTAAAGCAGGTTAGCTTAAAAGCGGCTGCTAGTTTAGGTGGTAGCGTAGACGACGTTATAGCTAACGCGGAAAAATTTAACGCGTGGCTAAATGAGGGCGTTGATCAAAACGAAACTAAAAAAGTAGCGGGTAATAGACCGGTATTTGAGCCTAAATGTCCGGGTTGCGATAGTTACGTATGGGATAATAGAGAAACCGCTACCGGTACTCAACCGGTTTGGCGTTGTAAAAACGATGAGTGTACCGCCGGCGGCTTTAGTAAAAAATATAATAAAAATATGGCGTGGGCTAGTTGGGACGAAGACGAGTTTACTAATCAAGAAAATAAGTTTTTGGCCGAAAATGATAAACCTAGCACTACCGAAGAAATAGTTGAAAACCCTATAGTTAACGACGACGACTTACCGTTCTAATGACTAAAAACGAATTTGCTACTAATTTAAAGTGGGCTAGCATACGTTGGCCTAACATAAATTTAGATAATGATAGCTTAAATTCGTTATATGTAGACTTTAAAGGCTTTAGTACTACTAGTTTAGCTAAAGCCTTAAAGCTTTTATTTGATAACGGTAACACTTTTTTAGAGTGGCCTAAGTTACTTAAATTAACTAAAGATATGTATAACGAAGAATTATTAAGCTTACCTAGATTAGAACAACCTAAAGTAAAAGACGGGTTAAAAGAATATTTAAAAGCTAATAATTTTAAAAGTATAAAAGACGCAATAAAGGGTAAAAGATGAGTGAAAAAATAAACGTAAATTATGATATACCTACATTTACTATCGTACCTCATTGGGTAGCCGAAATATTAAAGCCTACCGAATTAGCTACGTACGTAGTATTAGGTAAATACGCCGATAATAAAACTAAAGAGTGTTGGCCTAGTTTAAATACTATAGCTAAAGATTTAGGCCGATCAAAAACCGCTACTATAACCGCTATTAAAGGTTTAGCCGATAAAGGCGTATTAAAAATAGAAAAGCGTAAAAATGATAAAGGCGATTGGGATAGAAACCACTATACGCTTATGGTTAATAAGGGTAGTCAAGAAAACTTAACCACCCCTAGTAAAGAAAACTTAACTACGGGTAGTAAAGAAAACTTAACTCTAACTATACCTAATATAACTAGACCTATTGAACTATATAACAAGCAAACTCAAAACGCTTATAAGGATAAAATAGTAGAGGTATGTAAATTAGATAAGATTAGCCGTAATATGTGGGGGCAAATTGAAAACACCGCCAAGCAATTATTCGACGCCGGCGTTACTTTAGAAGAAATACCGGTATTAGCTAAAAATATAGTTTTAACTTACGGCGAAAAAACACTAACGCACCGTAGCTTACCTAACCATTTAGAGCTAATACAGGGCGTTAAAAGTTTAGAGCCAAAAGATTTTAAAAAAGCTAGTGATCAAAATAAATTAGAAAGGTGGGCTAATGAGTGAAATAAATAAAGGGGCTATGACTTTAACTGAACTTATGGACGAAGTACCGGGTTTTAGTATGCTAGTAAAAGATAGAAAAGAAATAAAAGCAGAAAAAGATTATGGCGGTTTAAGATTTTATGTTAGTAACGGTAAAAGCCGTATAGATTATAAAATTATTTTAAACTTTAACGATTTTTACGATATCTATATTAACGACGAATTATTTGCTAATAGTGGTAACGGCGACGTAGTTAATTTATTTAAGTGGTTAACCGACCGCTTTACTTCGACTTACTGTATGTTATGCAAAAATAAAATGACGCCTAAAGATTTAAAAGAAGACCCTAAGGTATGTATTAAATGTTGGGATATCATAGGAGAGGAAGAATAATGAAAGATTATGTATTTGAAGTTAGTTTTATAAAAACTATAAAAGCCGATACGATAGATAACGCTTTAAAGGGTATAGCTGATAAAACTAGCACTATAAACGAGTGCAAAAAAATTGAATTAATAGAGGAATAGATAATGGTAGAAGATAGTTACATTAAGGAATTAAATAAAAAAGTTAAGCTGCATAAAAACCCGCCTTATAAAAAAGTAGTAGTAACGGCAGAAATTACTATGTGGCTTGAAAGCGAAAAAATTAATATAGAATACGCTAAAAGTTGCGCCGAGTTTTTAATTAACGCCGGTAAAACTAGACGCGTAGATTTTACACAAGTAGACGGCCGCGAAGTACTAGACAATATTACATACGGCAAAGTTAAAACTTATAAATATGATTAAAGCGTGTATTTTACTTTATGCAGCGATAGTTAGTAATTTTAGCGTAGGTATAACGCCAACTATTAACGACTTAGATAATTTAAGCGAGTGTTACGAAAGCTTACCGGGTAAATGTTTAGCTTATAGTACTTTACTTGTTGAACATTTTGATCAAGATAATTTAGAAACCGCTTTTAAAATTATGTGGTGCGAAAGTAGGGGTTTACCTAACGCTTATAGGTGGGAGGATAATGATAGCGGCCTATTTCAATTTATACCGCGTACGTACGGGTGGGTTAAAGATAATAGCGACTTACCTTATTGGGATTATCCTATTGGCGATACTTACGCGCAGTTTATCCCGGAAAATAATATAAAAGCGGCCGCTATATTAGTGCAAGATTTACATAGTTATAGTCCGTATTGGAAACCGTTTAAAAGTTCCAAAAATTGTTGGAAAGATACTAAAACCTTTTTAAAACTAGTAGAGTTAGAAAAATGAGAGATTTAAACGAGCCACACGTTATAGATATATTAAATAAAATTGAATTTAGGGGTGGTAACTTTACTAAAAGCACCGATATATACGAACATTATGACGCCGAAAATTTTAAAAACATATTAGAAATAAAAGTACGTAATCAAGATTATGATAAACACATAATTGAGCGTTTTAAATATGAACGTAATATTGAACATAGTTTAGTTAGCGGTAGAACGTTTTTTTATGTATCTATAGCTTACCCGTACTTATACGCGTGGGATATAACCTACTTAGATAAAATAAACTATAACTATTTTTGGAAAACTAAAAAATTAAATAAAACCAAAATGTTTGATGATAATAGCAAAATACCTAAAGTCGTAGGCTACCTAGAAAAGCCGTTTAGCCTATGTATCAATTTAAATACGAGTGGACTAGCCTAGAAAAAAATTCGTTTATAATAAAGTTATGAACGGCGTAGGTTTTAATAAAATAAATAAAATAATTAAAGAAGTAGCAGGCCTAGACGCCTATATTACCGATTTAACCCCTATAGAAAAAAGCAACTCTACTTATGGACATAATGGCGGGGTAAACTTTAGCGTATTATTACCTAACGACGCTTTTACTAAATTCGTAATACGTTATTTTAGCGACGATAAATATAGCGTAGAAGTTAGCAAATTTAATAAGTTTAACCTAAATTACGAAAGCGCAATCGTTGATCAAGATAGTTTAAGCGTATTATTTAAAGCGGTATACGAGGAAATTAGTTTATTAAATAATATTTTATTAGATGATTTAGCTTTTACGTTAAGTAGGGAGGCTAGAAAAGATTTATCTAAATTAAAAGAAATAGACGAAATTTTTTAAATAGCAGACTAAAGTAAATATATGAGCTGGCTTAACAGGGCTGCGTGTAAAGATTTAGATACTAATTTATTTATTAACCCTAGTCGTAAAAAGTACACGGATCAAGATATATGGGCTACTAATCGTATGTGCCGGGACTGTCCGGTTAATTTAGATTGCTTAACTTACGCCTTAGATGACGACTTAGAATACGGCTTATATGCACTCCCGGAGCGTGTTAGACGCCGTATAAGAGATAAAAGTAGGTTAGCGGCGTATATGTTAACTACTTTTAAAACTATGGACGTAATAGACCCTACGTTTAATAAAGAGGGTAAATTACTTAAAAAGCGCTGCCTAAGATGTAATCGCTACGTTAAAGGTTATAGTAAAGATAATACTAATTGGGGTGGCTTTAATCATATATGCGTTAGCTGTTATATAAATACTAAAGATAAAAAGCGCGTAGATAAATTATTAGATAGAGATAAGGCTAGCCAATCTATGCCTATATTTGACCATTACGGCAGATTAGAAAGCAAAAAATGTACTAAATGTAGTATTAGGCAACCCGCTAATAACTTTAGTAATCGTAAAGCAGGTATAGGCGGTAAAACCTCGTGGTGTAAAAAATGTACGTTAGCTAACTTAAAAAAATGGTTAGCCGAAAAAAAAGAATATGAAATATAACTTTGATAATGGCGGGGCTTATAGTAAACGCCGTAGGTGGACTAAAGAAGAACTAAATACATTAAATAAATATCTTGATCAAAATAAAACGGTTAAAGATATAGCTAAAGAGCTAAAGCGCACGGAAACTAGCGTACATTTAAAAATTAAAAGATTAGCGTTAGATAACGCTACCTATAACGAAAAGCACCAACTACAAAAATATTTAGCTAATAGAAAATATTTAGATGATTTAAAACCTAATAGCGTATTAGATTTATACGCGGGTAGTAAAAGCTATTACATAAATAAAGTACTTAACGTTACTAGTAACGATAAAAATAAAAGCTTTAATACTACGTATAACTTAAACGCTTTTGACTTATTATGTAAATTATATTTAGATAAAAAGAAATATGACTTAATAGACTTAGACCCGTACGGTAGCGCTATAGAAAATATATACATAGCTACTAAATTAGCTACTAAAGGTTTAATAGTTACATACGGGGAGTTAGGCCATATTAAATTTAAAAGATTAGATTTCGTTAGTAGGTTTTATAACATACATACGCTTAACGACTTTACTTTTGATAATTTAATTAAGCATACTAAATTAATAGCTAATCAAAACAGTAAAGAGTTAACTATACATAGTGCTTATAGATTTAATAAAAACTTAGGCCGGGTTTATTACTTAGTAAACGATATAAAAATAGATGTTTGGAATAAAGAGATAGTAAATGAATAAACCTAGTAGGCCGTGCTTAAAATGTAGAGCTTTATTTATACCTAGTAAAGCTAGTCCTAGCCACTGCGCTAAGCATATACCACCTAAAAGACAAGATACTAAACCTAAACCGCACTATAACGACCCGGAGTATAGGCGTAATAGAGAGTACTTACGTAAAGAGTTTGGTTATTGCTTTAGGTGTAAAACTAAGGGTACCCCCTATAACCGTTTAGAAATAGACCATATAATCCCGGTACATAAAGGCGGTAGCAATAATATTCGTAATTTACGTATATTATGCCAAAACTGTCATAGATTACGCCATAAGTTAGAAAACCCTAAAATATAGCGCTATATACATATACCAAAAAAACCCTTAAAACATAGGCTCTGCGGGGGTACAGGGGGCGTTTTTTCTGTAGCCGTTTA